TTAGTAAATAAAAAATCCCACCTGAAATAGATGGGATTATGAAATATTCTAATTTTATTTTAGTATACTAAGATACATCTATCAGGTCTAAGAGTTGCTTTAACAGTTATTAAACCATCTTCACTATAACTTAATGAATCAAAGTCCACGTTAGTTAAGAAAACACCCTGTAAAATCCATTTTTCAACCGCAACTCCTGTTGGGTCTAACATTTCTAAATCAATATCTTTTTTGTACCCTGCAGCATATCCCATACGTCCCGTAACAGACTCGGCGTGTAAACGTACCCACTCCATTAACGCTTGTGCAGCTGAAGGACCAATAGGGTCTCTAAATGTAACATCAAGTGAACCCCAATTAAAACGACCAGCAACATATGTTGAAGTATTTAAGAAAGGTATCTCAACATCTTTAATTTCGATTTTTGGTCTTGAAGTGGATTCAACATACCAAGAATTAATCCCCAAAGAAGAAGGGAAAGTAACGATGAATCTATTTTTTCTTTTAGGTTCATACTGAAAGGGCATTTTCATTAATAAATCAGCCATATTGTGTGTATTTAAATTTCTTTTATTTTTCTAATAAATATATCGTATTTAATTTTTTTCTATTTACTTCTAAATTTCTTTCAAATATTCTATTACTAGACCAGAACATAATAATTATTAAAATTCTTTTTTATTTCCTCCTTTTGTTAAATAAGTTCTTACTGGATTTTTTTCATATTCTTTTTCTAAAAACCCTTTCATCATTTCTATATTTCTTGGGTCATCGTCAGAAAACCCTATAATTGGTTCAATTTCATTATTTGAAACATCGTTCTTAAAGAAAGCTTTCTGACCTATCTCCGAAGCCATCTCTTTACAATAATTAATAAAAGACCTCATTGCTTTAATTTTACCTTCTTCAGGATTCGCAGCATCTCCTTCACCAAAAGTAACGGGTTCAAACCTACACAAATCTAAATAGTCGTTTAAGTCTTGTTTGGTTAATGATTTAATCTTTTTGTTATCATCGTTAATATTATCATATAGGTTACGATATTTTCTAAGGTTTTCCGCCAATACATTACTATTAATACCCATATGGTTACTCATAATAAGATTAAAAACCGCTTCTCTTAACGCTTTAGGATTATGACCCCTTGCAGTTATAATAGCAAAAATTGAACCCCCATTAACACATTCAACAAAGTCATTCCAAGATGGTCCTGGTTTGGCTAACATTGTATCTATAACAAATCTTTTATCCCCTTCTGTTCTAAAATTTCTAAATGGATTATTTGCATACCCTATAACAACAGTCCCCTTATAGTTAAATGGAGATTTACCTATTTCATGTCTATGGTCTGCAAAATCTTCAGTAGACATGTGTACCTCTTCATCATTTTCTGATAATAATATTATTGTGGTCGGCATAAACATAATGTTATCGTCCCAATCAAAAGCATAATATTTGGTGTCGGGTCTTCCTTCTTCAGTAAACCCTTCATTCAGTTTTCTATTTTTTAGATAATTTAAAACGTGTCTTTTAACATTCATTACTTTTGAAGTTTTTCCAATAATTTTTCTAACTGAGACTCAGTAATGATTATGTTTTGTTTTTTATCAGAAAACGTTTTTTTACCTTTTTGGGAGTACCCTAAAGATTCTTTTATTAATTTTTTCTCTATTTTCATGTCTTTATTTTTTCTATAAATATATAATGGGGGATATTTCTACCCCCCACTCTATTTTTTATTGTTTTATTAAACGTTATCGAAAGACGCCCCCGTTGGTGTAATCACAAACTCGATGTCGATATATTCTAACGCTCTTGTAGGTTTCAAGAAGATTTTACCTGTTAATGTGTTTGAATCTAAATCTTCAGGTGTGTTTGAAACTGTCACACGGAAGTCAATTAAACCTCTATCTCTTCTAATTGAATCCAAGATCGGGTTAACTGAATCCAAGAAGTCTTGTCTTACTTTGTTATCGTTTTGTTCGAACAACAATCTAATTGCCACTGCTGAAATTAATTTACGTGCTTGTAATAACAATCTTCTTACGTTTATTCTGTCAAGTGCAGATTCTCTAATTTGCATTGTTTTGTTACCCCAAATTACTGTACCTACATCGGAGAATGTTGCGATTGGGTTAACTCTACCTTTATATAAAGTATCTCTATCATCTTGTGTTAACTTACGTCTTGCTCTAATTGCGTTTACAAGACCTCTTGTGTAACCTGCCGATGCGAACCAAGGGAATGCAATGTTATCCGTCAATGCTAAATTCTTAACAACTTCAGAAGTTGGTGGGATATAGATTTGAGTATTATTAACAGTGTCTCTTGTTAAAATCCACGGGTAGTAAGTTGCCGTATAGTTAGAGTCAATTCCTGTATTTTCTAAATTATCAACAACTTCTTGAGGGTAAATTAACCCCTCTTCGATATCTTGGTATGTCGGTAAGAACAGATTAAAGTCAGGGGTCGTGGTAATGTAAATAGAATCAGCTCTATCAGTCTCAATCATGTCAATCGCATCTTCAACCAAATTAGAATTGTTTACATAATCAATACCCGGAGTTGCAAATACATTAATGTTTGTTGCTTCAGGATTTGCGAAAGTTGACTGTCCCCATTTGTATGCGTAAAAGTCAGTATTTGCCCAACTTTCTTGATTAGGTCCTGAAATTGCTTTAAATGCTCCCCAACCTGTTGCCGTAGGATATGTTACTGAAGTAGCCGCTCCGTTTTTGAAACCTGTTTGACCTAAAGCGTATGTGTCAGTATTTGTTCTTGATTCTCTATAAATGTCCCAACCATCAAAACCACCATACGCTAATATAGTAAATTTACGAGTGTTTAATCTATAGTATGCGTTAGAAGCATCTGTAGGTTCAGAATTAAATGAACTAACCCCTACTTCAAATGCTGATTGTCCTGATGTAGAGTAACCATTAGCTATTGTTACAACCGTAGCCCCACTATCCATGTGGAAACCTTTAGTTAAGTATCCCCAAGCGATACCTGTAGTATCTGTCGCCAAACTTGCCGGTATTTGTTTTCCTTTATATTGGTAAAAATCATAATCGATACCCGTTATATTTGATATACCTAAGTATGCCTTTCTTGGATTTTCTCCACTTGAAATTACAGGATTATCGCCACCAGAACTTGAACCAAAAGGAGGGTTGTAAATTGTTTCTCCCGCCGTGTAGTATTTAGTTTTATAGTTTACAAAAGGTGGAGTTGCGTTAGCATATTCTCTTGAAATATATCCCTCAAAACCACAAGGTAATGCATCTATTGGTGCTTCATCGCTCATTTCCAACATTACGTATTTAGATTTAACCTGATACTCACCATTAGATGTACCAATCTTGTTAGCTACGTAATTGTTATTTGATGGATCCATAGAACAATTAGTAAAACTTTCAATAACTTTAACATTTTGGTCGTTATCAAAGAAATCACGAATAAATACATCAAATGTACCATTAGTAAATGATATATTACCTATTGACATTTTAACCTGTGTGTTTGCTGCGTTACCGTCAGATATTAAAACAAATTTAAATAATTTGTAAACTTTATTACCTCTAAGTTCAGAAACCAAGTATGGTGTTTCAGGTGTTTGATATTGTTCTAAATAAAATCCTAAAGAGTCTGAATAATCAGGACTCGACACATCAGTAACACCGGGTAAAGATACTAAGTCACAATATAGACCTCTAATTTGACCTGCTCTGTAACCTGTTAAAAGTAAACTTGAATAAGTCTCCTCAACAAAAAGAGGAACTTCAGTTCTATTTTTACCAAAATTAGATCCACCAAATACTTTTCTAATAAAGTTTTTATCTGTTGATTGCATTGAAGTCTCAAATTCAAAATTATCTCCGTCATATGTTACGCCTGATATTGAGAATGGTAAATATGGATTTTTAGTTACACCTGAATACGTATTTGTACATATCATGGCAACATCTGTTGTACCAGTAACTTCAAATTTTGGACCATGTTGTGTTGAGCTATAAGTAGTAATCCCTCTTGATCTTAAAGTTGCAACAACCATGTCATCGTATTCGGTATATGGGGTACCTGAATAGTTTGTGATGTAAAATTTGGCAGAACCTGAATAGTTACCACCAGTTCCCGATAGTGAACCAAGAGAACAACCAAAACCTTGTCCGTAATATGTATTTACCGTATTATTTTGGTAATTAAATAACCCATAGAACCAAGCATCGTTAGTGG